TTCTATCACACAACAATTTCATATTCCAGAGAATGTAATTGAAGCGGTTAGAGCGAAAAGATTGCCGCTTTCTGCATATTCTCCGTATATGGAAAGCATTCATTCTAAGCATATCATCGGAGTAAACATGGCATTCCAGCTAGGAAATTGGGTTGATTTTTGTTTCTTCGGAGACGATGGTTGGTTTCGGGACCATAGAAAAGAATTAGCCCAATTTACTGGTGTAAGGGTATCTTGCGCACCGATGTTCAGTAAAAATACGTACCATGCAGATAATGGGGAACGTATTAAGTACCTAGCGCAGGATCCTAAAAAATCACATGGTATTAGCGAAGTTCCGTACACTGTGTGCTGGAATGCAAATAGCGGAGCGGCAGCAATCAGCCTAGCTTCTCATCTAGGTGCTAAAAAGATTGTTCTGTTAGGATTTGATATGCAGTTAGATCCTAATGGAAATAGTCATTGGCATAAAGAGTATCAAATGAATCCAGCAAAACGATCCGTGTTTCCTCGACACCTTAGGGGATTTCCAATTATCGCCGCGGATGCTAAACGGATGGGCATCGAAATACTAAATGCCTCACCTGAAAGCGCAATAGACGATTTTCCTAAAATGACAGTGGAGGCGATATTGAATGGTTCTCCATAAAAACAATATCGCGGTTATAGGACATGGTCCTAGCACTCGCGGAAGGAAACTAGGCAGTTTCATTAACCTTTGTGATACGGTCATTCGCATGATTGAATGTGATTGGCAGGATGAAGAGGACTATGGTAGTAAATATACGATCGGTGTATATGCTACTGGTGGGTCTGATTATTATACAAAGGTGATTAACCGACGACCTTCTCTTTGTTGGTGGGCGTATGTTGCGTCGGGTGCACGTCCTTCTACGGCGATGAATGATGACACAGTCGATGCTCCAGGTGTTGCGGGTCGTCCGATACGGTGGTTACGAAGAACCGTATGGGATTGGATTGGCGAGAATAAGAAATTCTCTAGAGGTACTGCTGCCGCGATTGCGTCTATGGCGATCCTAAAACCCACTACAGTTTATTTAGTTGGGTTTGATGATGTTGCAAGGGGTGGAATGCTGAAAGGAGCATATCATCCTCCTGAGTTGCAACAGTACCTCAAAGAACAAGGAAAGACACTTGCCAGAAGCGAAACAGACCATGATTGGTTGAACGAAGGATCGGTGCTCCAACGTGCCGCAGACTATTACGGAGTTGAGGTGAATTTTCTATGAAGACAATATCAGAGGAATATATTCGCCTTAATTCTGAGGTACACAACCAGCGGAGAGGGTACGGTAATTCAGCTAATCGGTTTGCTAAGGATATTGGGCTTGTTTTGCATCAGTTCCATACTATGTCTTTTCTGGATTACGGATGTGGGAAAGAATCTTTGATTCGTTGTTTACGTAATGATTACCCATATCTTGCCCAGAGAGCAAAGTATGGTGCATACGATCCAGCTATACCGCATCGGTCCGTTAAGCCGGAAGAGCAGTATGATATGGTTGTTTCCACAGATGTTCTTGAACACATTGAACCTGAATATCTGTCAGCCGTGCTGGAAGAGATTAAAGGATATGCTAAAAAAGGCGTCTATCTGAATATCTGTATGAGGCCGTCGGGAGATATTCTACCTGATGGTCGAAATGCCCATCTGATCGTTAAAGATGCTCCGTGGTGGCGTGAAACATTATCCAAAGCGTTTGAAGGATGGGTACTGGAAGAACGGGATGTACTTGACTCTTGGCGCAATTATACAGCAGTATTGACTCCGCCTAAGATTCAAAAGCCATTGAATATCGTCTGTTTTTACTGGAAAGGTACGAGTAGTCGGTACCCAGGATGGGACGATGTGGATTTGGCAAAGATTTATGTCAACAATCTGTATAATGGCGTCCGTCGAAATTTGAACAAGGATTACAAGTTCATCTTGTTTTCCAATGATATTGAAGATGGGCTGGATCCTAATGTTGATATCCGTAAGTTTCAACCAGTTTCTTGGACAGGGTGCAATCCTAAGTTGTATGTGCATAGCCCAGATGCAGGATTAGAGGGAAGGGTGCTTACGTTTGATCTGGATACTATCATCGTAGGAGACCTTACTAATTTTGCAGAATACGATGGGGCTTTCACTACACGGATGGAACCTGACCGAAGAAGGGTTACAGCAGGAGACTTGCTAGGATTTGAAGCAGGTGAAACGTACCAGTTATGGGAGAATTATAAGAACATCTCCAAGTATGCTGAAAAGTATCAAGGAAATGAACGGGAGATTTACAAACTCCTTTGGAAGCATCTGTTGTATTGGCAAGAAGAAATACCTGGGCAGTTAGTTTCTTATAAGTGGGACGTGCGCCCTAATCAGAACAGATTGCCTAAAAATGCTCGTATTGTAAGTGCGCATGGTAAACCGCGTCCGCATGAAATTAATGCAGAATGGATAAAACCTTGTTGGTGGGGAAAATGAAACATTATGTGGAATCCCCTATTATCGTAACAGGTTGCCCAAGAAGCGGAACAAGTATTGTTTCGGGGATGCTTGCGTTGTGTGGTGCGTTTGTAGGAACAGCTCCTCAACCTACGAAACATGAAACAAGAGGCATGGGAGAGAATCGAATTATTTACGAGGATGTTGTAAAACCGTTTCTTCAAGTTTTACGAGTAGATCCATCAGGACAATGGCCTTTAGCGAATCCTGACTATATGATGATTCCGATTGATTGGGACGCTATGATTTCTGACGCCTTGCATAAGGATGGCTATATGGGAGGCAAATGGCTATATAAGAGTAACATAGCGGCTCTTATGTGGAAAGTGTGGTCCTACGCCTATCCTAACGCCAAATGGGTCCTAGTACGTAGACGAACAGGAGATATAGTTTCGTCATGTTTGCAGACCTCGTATATGAAGGCATTTAAGAATCCTACGTATCGTGCTGAAATAGGGGCGGATACGGAATCAGATGCGTGGGTGTATTGGGTGCGAAAATATGAGGAAGCCTTTGTAGGGATGTTGACTGCGGGAGTTAATTGCAAAGTAGTCTGGCCAGAAAGATTCATTCGCAACGATTACCAACAGTTGTATGAAGTTATTGAATGGGTAGGGCTTGAATGGAAATCTTCTGTAGCAGATTATCTAGACCCAAAGCTATGGAAGAATGAACGGAAGGAGGAGTGCTGATGGCTAGAGTAACTCCAGCGGAAGTAAAATTGATCCTTCCTGATTCTGAACTGACAGATCCTGTTCTTACTGCATTTATCACCAGTGCGAATAATCTGGTAAATGCAGTGCTTACGGATTACTTGACGGAGCCGTTGCTTACCGAAGTAGAAAAATGGTTGACTGCTCATATGATTTCCTCTACAGTTGAGAGAATGGCAACTAGAGAAGGAGCAGGTGGAGCGGAAATTTACTATACAGGTAAGTACGGACAGAATCTAACATCCACACCATACGGCCAGATGGTGCTGTCGTTAGATCCATCAGGAAGGATGGCAGCTCTCGGTGGCAAGACTGTCACCATGATTGCCATTAAGAATTTTGATTGATGGCTAGCGGGCTTATCAAGTTCATAAAAAAAGTGTGTGTTCAGTCTGCCGTCTATTGGGGTGCTCCAAAGCCTGATGGATTTGGCGGAATGACATACAGCACTCCCGCAGAAATAAAATGCCGTTGGACGGATAAAGTGCAAGTAATCAAATGGCAAAGCGCATACGTACCGACAAGTAATGAATTTATTTCTTATGCGGAAATCCTGTTGTATGATGATGTGGAGCTTCAAGGAGTGTTGTGGCTAGGTGCGCTTGATTCATTGACTACGGCGCAAAAAACCGATCCACTTTCTATTCCAGGTGCACGGGAGATAAAGACGTTTGAACGGATTCCTTTGTTTAAATCATCTACGGAATTCGTAAAGAAGGTGTATCTGTAATGGCGTATGTTGCGTGGCAAGGATTACCCGCGGTAGTACATAACTTGAATGCACAGATAATGAAAATTCAGGGACGAACACTACTTGGATTGATACGTGGCGCGGCGATTATCAAAGCAACAATGGATTCTACGCCACCCACTATTCCAGTAGATACAGGAAATATGCGTCATAGTTGGTTCATCGTTACAAACAATGGAGGGATCCGTGCTGGGCGTAATCTCAATTTTGTGCCAGGTCCGTATAATGATCGAGATGTAGGAAGGCTGAATACGGACCATTCAAAGGCAATAGCAGAAGCAGTTTCTATGATTAAAGGCAAAGAACCGGCGGTAGCATTAGGATTTTCAGCGTATTATTCTCAGTGGGTACATGAAAACGTAGGCGCACATTTTACAAAACCGGGTTCTGGTGCTAAGTTTTTTGAAGCAGGAATAAAAAATAGTACCAGACGGGTACTGATGGTGATACAATCGGAGGCGAAAATACGATGAATGCTCCTTCTATTGATGTAAAAGACATTCTGACGTATGTGGAACCTTCGGATTCTTCCAGTGGAGCAGATCCAGTCAATGAGTTCGGATTAGTTTTTGGTACGAATCTATTTATAGGACGAGAGCCTGCCCAACCAGACGAAACAGTTACGATTTTCGATGTGGTTGGGTGGGCTCCCGAACTTACTTTCGATAAGAATGAAGTATACGAACGACCTGCGGTACAAGTGAGAGTACGTTCCAGGTCCTATGTAGCTGGTTGGAATCTTCTCGAACAGATTGTACGACGGTTACATGGTGTTACGCAGGAAACGTGGAATGGCACGTTGTACAGCGTGATACGGTGTTCAAGAGCGCCTATGTTGCTTGATTGGGATGAAAATGCAAGAGTGCGGTTAATTGCTAGTTTTGAAATGCAAAGGAGGAGTGCTTAATATGGCAATCGCAGGTGTAGGTACAATCTTTAATCGGTGGGACTCTACATCGGGTTCATCGGGAGGATGGAAAAAACTTGCGGAGATCGGTAGTGTTACGGGACCAGGTATGTCCCGAGATACGATTGATACCACCACGTTTGATACGGAAGGTGGGTACAGAACATTCATCGCAGGTTTTAGAAATGCGGGTACCATGACGCTTTCGATGAATTTTACACAGGATACGTATTTGTTGCTCAAGGAAGATTTTGAGGACAATGATGCGAGGGCTTATCAGATATTGCTCCCGGATACGGAAGAAACTGTGATTGAGTTTGATGGGCTTGTTACGGAAATTCCGTTGACCATCCCTACAGATGATAAGGTTACAGTAGACGTGACAATTCAGATCAGTGGCCCTGTTGATGTATACAAGGGCAGTAGTGGAATGTAATTAAGAGAGGAGCCTAATCATGGCATTTTTGAACAGGGAAGAACTTCTTAAAAAAGCGCAGTTTAGAGTGGAACGAGTAGATTTTCCTAATGGAGATTTTGTGTTTGTTCGGCAAATGTCCGCTAAGATGAAGGATCAGCTAGAAAACTCAGTTCTTCGGAAAAGTGTAGATAAAAATGGACAAGTACAGTTCGAGCAAGACCTCACCGGTTTCAATGCGAAAGTAGCAGCTCTTTCTATTTGTGATGCAGAAGGCAACTTGCTTCTTTCTCTAAAGGATGCGGATATGCTCGCGGAGAATAAACCTGCGGAAATGATAGATGCGATTTCTCTTAAAGCAGGGGAACTGAATGGCATTTCTGTGAATGCGAAAGAGGAAGCAGTAAAAAACTTCGAGCACGGCCTACCCGAAGGTTCCTCTTCAGGTTGTGCCGAGAGTTAGGATACACACACCCTAACGATTTGCTGGAATGTCTTTCACTTGAGGAACTTCAAGAATGGGAGGCATTCGATTCCTTAGAGCCTGTAGGAAGATTAGAAGAACGAATGGAATATATGTTCGGCATGGTTTGTGCGGTTATCACAAACAATATCGCGGCGATATTCAGTAAAAAAGGTTCTAATCAGACTACATTGACTCCAGCAGATTTTATTCCAAAATGGGGTGTGTTTCCTGATGAAATGAAGAAGGAGTACCCTACGCAATCTGTAGATGAAATGAAACAAATCCTATTAGCTATTGCGAAAACACAGAATGCCAAACATCCTGAAGGAAGGAGGCGAAGAAAATAGATGGCAGGTTCGTTCGCACTTGGTACACTTGTTACTACACTTGGTGTTAATTCAAAACCACTGTTGACTGCGGAAAAGCAGGTAGCCACATTTGCGAATAGAACGAATACGTTGATGGCGTCTGTCCGTAGGACGATGGTGACTGTGTTTGCGTATGTAGGTGTGAGTAGGCTTGCTAAAGGGTTTTTGAATGCTGCTGTATCCGTGGAAAATTACAAAGTATCCTTGAACGCTGTTATCAAGGACGCACAAAAAACGGAAGCCGTATTCCAAGACCTTTTCAAATGGGCGGCCATCAATCCTATTGATACGGATGATGCCATCAAATCGTTCGTCCGTCTAAAAACCGCAGGCGTTGCGAATACACGTGCTGCTGTTGCTGCTGTGGCTGATGCAGCTGTGGTCATGCAAAAACCAGTGGAATATGTGGCGAATGCACTTGTTTCTACGAATAATAAAATGCTTCGACAAATCGGAGTTCAGCTTGACCGTACTGGCAAAACAGCTATCATTAGAAGTGGTCAGGTGCGGATCGAAGTAGAGAAGGACATAGATAAAATCCGGCAAGGGATCGTCGAGGTTCTTGAAAAGAATTTTGCTGGCGCGATGGAATCTTATAAAAATACGTGGAGAGGTTCTTTAAATACCATGAAGGGCCTTTGGTGGACTTTCATGGTAGATGTGATGGGTACTAATTCGTCAGGAGGGCCTTACCAGTCGTTAGTAGAGGGTATCAATCGAGTACGCGACGCTTGGATTGCGTGGAGGAACACCTCTGATTATACAGAATTTGCTTCACGAACGCAAGCCGTCTTTTCTTCGATGATTGATGGGATGATTGGCGGTATCGAATTATTAGCTAGAGGATTCAAGTGGTTAATAGAAAATCTAGAAATGATAAAGACCGCTGTCATTCTGTTCGCCGGCGCAAGAGTGATGGGCCTTCTGATTAAATCGTTCGTATTCCTTTCGGCGGAATTAGCAGCAGGAAGTGCGGCTACTACGCTTTTTATGCGGGCGATTTATAGCCTTCGTTTAGCTTTTCTTGAACTACGAACTGCTACTACGATCTTGGGAGGATTGAAAGGAGCCCTTATCGCATTAGGGCTTACACCAGGCGGACTGTTGATTGGTGCTATCGGTGGACTGATTTTGCTTGCAGAAAATCTGAAAAAACCGTTCCAAGTTGCGTATGACGAGATTCGTAGATTCAATCAGGAATTACGTGCTATCCCTGTTGACAAGATCAAGGAGATCGTAGACCTTAGTCAATCCATGGGCGGGATGGGTGCGGGCGGGTGGAAGGCATCTATCGCGCAAGCTACACGTGGTGAAACCACACGAACACTCGCGGAAATAAAGACACAAGAAGCTAAGATGAAAGCTATGTGGAACTATATTAAGCAAAAAGGGTACGGAGACCGTCCATATGTGGCTCCTGATGAGACACCTGCCCCCGCAATAGGGACAGGTGAATCGAAATATAAAAAACTCATTCAACAAATGAAGGATGAAGCGAAATATCTAGGTGCTAATGTACAGGCGTTCCTCCCTACGCTTGATGCATGGGCCGCTAAGATGAAGCCTTTGTCGGATGATTGGAAACTGATAAAAGACTACTCTATGGAAATAAGGACCGGATTAGCGAAAACAGCAGGAGATACCGCAGCAGCGAATATGAAACGGTTGGAAAAACAAATAGAGTTGCAGAAAGAAGCGAAGGATGCGGCACAGCAAGGAGTAGAAAAGTTCTGGAGTACAGCTGCCGCAGGGTTTTCCCAAGGGCTTATCAAGGGTGAATCGTATTTTCAAATGTTACGGAACGAATTTGAAAAGTTGAAGCAATCGTTCAGTACAGAAACAGGCGGGTTTTTGAACATGGACAATATGTTCAATTGGACGGATTCTATGTTTACTAGGTTTACTGAATTGCAACGGGTTGGGCATGATCTTGCTTCTCTTGATTTATCCAATCTTTCTTCTCAGTTGGATCGAGGAGTGGTAACAAAAAAAGAATGGGTAAAACAAGTTAAACTACTTATACAAAAATACGGAGAGCTTCCGTTAGTGGTAGAAATGTTACGAAAAGAACTGGAAAAGGCAACGGATAGTTCAAAGCAATTCAATTTCTCCTTGCTTGAAACAATAGAAAGTTTTGGAGAGAATATGGTTGATGCGCTTGCGTCTTCTATCGCGTATGGAGAAGACCTTGGCGATACTATGCGGAGATTAGCACAAGATATTGCCTACGCTACTTTGAAAGCGATTCTGTTGCGGTCGATTATGGGAATATTTGGCGGAGGTAAAATCGGTGGTGGCTTGTTCGGGGTAGGTGCAGGTATCAATATAGGTAAATCGGTAACAGGAGGCAGCATCGCAACAGGATCTACTATCGCGCAAAATACTAATCCTACTGTAGTGATGCCGTCTATGCGAAATGTGGTAAGTGCTCAGAATGTAGACGGTGAGAAGGGTGGATCCACAAATATCACAGTGCATATCAATGCAATCGAGCCGCAATCCTTTGCACAGGCTATGAGGTCGAACAAGGCGGTTGTAGAAAGTGTAGTGGTTGAAAATATCTTGAAAAATGGTGCGGTCCGATCTGCGATAAGGGGGTCGGTATAATGGCAACTTTTACAACTAAACCGCTTTACTCGTACCAAAGAGGGATAAATCATAACGTCCTGATAACGGAGTTTGAATCAGGAAAAGAGCAACGTAAGTATTTAGGAGTTCGTGCTAGGACGTGGACAGTCGGATTCCGAGGAACCTTAGCGAAGATAGCCGAAGTGGAATCGTTTTACAATGATCGGAAAGGGTCATTTGAAGCGTTTACATGGGTACCTCCTGGGACTTCCACAGCAATCAGTGTTAGATTCGAGGAAAATAGTTTGTCGGTGAACCATTCTGGATCACTGTACGCTGAATGTGAAGTAACGATAAGGGAAATAATATGAGTAGGGCAGGTTCAAGTTACAAGGGAGAGGCTGCTAGTGCAGAAATTTCTCCAATTTTATTGGTGCGGGCGCTCGATATTCCGGCGGTCAACAATCCATCCGTCAAGGTCAGTCTTTACCTCACTGGCAATCAGTCTGACGTGACGTTTTTCAACGAGAACGACGCAAGCCAGCTCTACACCGCCTGCGCCCTGTCATACGATCAGGTGAAGGCCTCGACGGACAACGAGATCGGCACGGTAAGCATACGGCTAGACAATGTGAGTGGCACCTTTACCAGCCTGGCGAAGGACTACGTTTTACGCGGCGTCAGGGTGCAGTTGCTTGAGGCGTTTGAAGACACGCTCGCCTCTCCGGCCGGAGCGCGTTATCTCTTCGAGGGGCATATCGAACGCCCGATGATATCGATCAGTGCGATAGAGGTGCTGGTTAAAGCGGACTTTTCTTTGTCGGTCCGCGTGCCCCGGCGGCTCTACTGGATCCGGGACTTTCCGCATTTGCCGTCTTCGAAGGATCCGAGACAGGTGTTCACGAAATGATCGGCATACCGTGGAAAGCGAAGGGGCGGGACCATGACGGTATCGACTGCGTGGGTCTCGCCCTTCTCGCGCAGAAGGAGCTGTTCGGGCGGGAGTATGAATTCCCGTTCGACTACGACCCGGAGACGGGTGACGAGAGCGTCTTGCTCCACTGGTTGGAGGGCATCGCCGACGAAGCGGACACGCCGCGGGACGGTGATCTGATCGTCTACCGCATGCCCGGGATCGACGGTAAAGCGTCGCACCACATAGGGACAGTGGTCGACGGGGCGTTGTTGCACATTTATCCGGGGAAGGCGTCCCGGAAAGTAAGACTGCTCACGAAAAGAATAACGGCCATTTACCGGGCGAGGGAGGTGGAAACATGCCGGGAGCAGCAATAGGGGCCCTGCTGGGCTTCGCGTTTTCAAGCACGATCATCGGCTGGGGGCTGGCCGCGACGTGGATGGGGGCGGTGCTCCTGGGGGCCTCGATCGGATCCCTTTTCGACGCGCCGGACATCGATCTCGGGAGAGGCTCCACCCCGAACTACGCCTTCGGCCCGATCAGCAACACAAAGAGCCAGCTTCTTCCCGTTCCGATCGTTTACGGGAAATGTCGCGTCGGCGGGAATATATTCCTTCAGATCTTCGAGACGGACGAACGCCAGCAGATGGACATGTTCGTCGGCGTATCGGAAGGACCCATCAACGCCATCCTCTCGGTGGCCGCCGACGAACACATTCTATACGGCGACGGCGGGACGGTATACACGTACTGGATTCTGAGACCGACTCTCGAAGATCCCGGAGGACTTCCAGGGTGGGAGCAAGTCACGTATCAGGAGTACGCGGAATTCAACGGGCCGAAGGAAGTCCGCGACGCCGACGGGAACCCGACAACACCGCCGCTTGAAGGAGTATCCTGCGATGTCCACCTGGGCACTCCCGACCAGGCGGCGGATGAACGGGAGCCGAACGAGAATCCGTATCCGAACACGGCATACGTCGCCGTGACATTGAAAGCCCAGGAAGGGTTGTCGGGGAATCCGGTCATTACGTCGATTGTTGAGGGTAGAAGAGTTTGGACGCCAACCGGAGTGCGGTTCACTCGCAATCCCGCGTGGATCGTCTACGACTTCCTGACCAACACACGCTACGGAGTAGGCATTCCAACGGACTACATTGACCTGCCATCTTTCACCGCGGCGGCCTCGTACTGCGATTATCCTATCGATGGTGAGCCGCGCTTTACGCTGGACTATATCATCGATGTTCAGCGGCCTGCGGTGGACCATCTGCAGGCGATGCTGGGATGCTTCCGGGGATATTTTCTCGCCCGGGACAAGATAGAACTCCATGTCGAGCAGCCGGGGAGCGTCTATAAATCGCTTGGCCCGGACAACTTCGTCAAGGACAGCTTTTCCTGGTGGCAGAAGAGCGGAGACGATAGTCCCAACAGAATCACCATCGAATGGATCGATCCGGAAAACCATTACGAGCAGTCCACGGCGCCGTTCGAGTGGCAGGAAGATATAGCGGCCCGCGGCGTATTCGAGAAGTCCTTTTCTCTTCTCGGAGTGACCCGCCCCAAACAGGTCGGCAGGCTCGGAAACTACCTGCTTGAAACGGCGAAGCGGATACAAAACTTCTGCGCCTTTCAGGTATCCCTGCAGGACGCGGATATCGAGGCCGGGGAGATCGTCGAGATCAGCCACCCGGACTTTACGGGATGGGACAAGAAGAAGTTTCGTGTACTGGCCGTGCAGGACGAAGGGCAGACGGGAACCGTCACGATCACGTGCGCGGAGTACGACGCGGCTGTTTATTCCGACGATGCTCTGCCAGTGGATCAGCCGATTCAGGAGACCGAGCCGATCGTCAGGGAAGACATATACGCGCTTTCTCTGGAGGATGTCGGGCATTTGAACGATGACGGAGTATGGGTCCCGATCGTGCGGGCGACCTGGCAGAACCCGGGCGCCTTCACGCCGTCGGTGATCAATGTCCGTTGGCGATATGACGGCGCTGAGGAATGGGTCATGTGCATGAGCACTACCTCCACCATTACGAAGTGCGATATCACGGGAATCCAGACAGATAAGAAAATCGATGTCTGGGTGAATTGCGTCCATCCGAAAACGAAACGGCCCACCGCCGGAGTAATCGCTTCGATGACCGTGGGCAAGGACGTGACGCCACCGGATGCTCCGACAGGATTGACGGCGACAGGATGGTTTGGAAGCATCATCCTTGAATGGATCAATCCGCCGGATCCTGATTTGCATCATACCGAAGTCTGGGAGAATGCCGTCGATGACCGCGAGACAGCGGTCAAGATCGCCGAAGCGGGCGGTAGCGGATACACGCGATACCTCGGGAGCTTCCAAGGCAGGTACTACTGGATCCGATGCGTCGACCGTACCGGGAACATCGGCCCTTGGAACGCGGAGGAAGGTACGTACGGATATTCGGATCAGGAAGATCACCAGGATCTCGTAGACATTATCCTGCAGAACGAGCTGGTGCAGGAAGCGATAAAGGACTTGAATACGCCGGTCGACTCGCTGGCGGAGAGCGGAATATGGAACGCGCTCTCGGACTACAACGACGCTCTCAAGGAGAATTTGCGACAACGATATCAGGACAAGCTCGCTGAGGCGGCGATTCAGGCCGAACTCGGAGCGCTCAACGACGTAAAGTTTACGATTGCCACTGTAAATGAAGAGCGTATCACCCGCGAAGAGGAAGACATGGCGCTCGCGTCGCAAATACTGACGATATCGGCGATGCTCGGCGACCCGGACAATCCGGGAGAAGGAACGGTCTACGCCGCGCTCGTTTCCGAACGGACCGCACGAGTTACTGCGGACGAAGCTATGGCGGCGAATATCGACGCTCTGACGGCGGTCATCGGCGATCCGTGGAATCCGGGGCCGGGTACGATCTACGCGGCGATAAAAACGGAACAGACTACTCGGGCGAATGCTGACGAGGCGCTCTCAAGCAGCATCTCAACGGTAGCGGCTTCCATCGGCGACCCCGCGAGCCCCGCTCCGGGGACGGTGTACGCAGCCGTGAGAACGGAAGCAACTGCGCGTGCAAACGCGGATAGTGCGCTCGCTTCCAATGTCACGACGCTGCAAACCAAAGTCGACGGCAACACGAACAGTGTACAGGTGCTCTCTCAGAGCGTGGACGGGATCAAGGGGAAATACGCGGTAAAAATCGACACAAACGGATATGTCACCGGGTGGGAATTGATAGGTGGGGCAACCTCCGGCAGCATGATAATCCATGTGGACAATCTCATCATCGGACGTCCGGGGGCGACAAATCAGTACCCCTTCGTAATCGGCGTAGTTGACGGCGTTCAGCGTATCTCTTTGAGCAACGCCTTCATCCAAGACGGCAGCATCAAGAACGCCAAAATCCAAGACCTGACGGTCGGCAGAATCAAGCTTGCTTCCGGCGGCCCGGGGGCGCTCTCGTGGGGCGTCACAAGCGGCTATCAATGGCCCTTCGGCGGACCTTACGGATTCGTCGACAGTAGCGAGCGCGTATTCCGCGAGCTGTACATCGACACGACCGGGGCGACGCACGTATTGGTGCAGGCGTACATGAGATCGTTTATTTACGGCGGGAACGTCCTGTACGGCAAGCTGACGAAAAACTACGGCAGTCAGGCGCTGGGCGCTGGGGGTACGGCGTGGCTGCAATCGGAATCGCACATGATCGTGAACTACATGGACACGAGCCCCGGCACAGGGCAACAACTGTATCAGGTTAAAGGTTGGGTTCCTTCCGGCTCCGGTCAGGTGGTCGCCGCAGCGGGGATCATGGCGATAGCTTTTTATCGGTGAGGTGAGAGTATGGCTAATTTCGTGGAGTTCGACACGGACGGGCGAATCTGCGGGTTTGTCGAGGTGAACGACGTCATAGGGGACACGCTGAAAATCTATGCGGAAAATCCACGTTTCGTGGAGTACGACGGCGTAGTCGATTCGACGACGCACTACGTCAAGGATGGGTGCGTCGTGGAGCGTCCTTCCATGCCGCTTTCTGTTTCCGATGGGGCCATCACCGGGATGCCTCCCGGAAGCGTGCTCAAAATCGGAGAACAGACATTCGAGATTGACGACGGCGAAGCGAATATAACGGGATACTCCGGCGCTGTCAAAATCACATGCTGGCCGTACTTGGACGCGGAGGTGGTCGTGTGAAAATCGCATACAAGCCGACGCCGGAAGAGGTGCGGAAAAACAGACAAAGAGAATACCTTGAACGCTATCCGGTTGAACGGCAGTTAGAAGCCCTCACAGAAGCGGCGCAGGGAAGACCGGAAAAACTGAACGAACTCATGCAAGGCCTCGCTGAAATACGAGGGGCCTTGCCGTATGCAAAGGAGGGTGAGTAGATGCCCGGCGCGAACTGGTACAGGGATGGGACGGTAACGGCCACAAACGGCAGCAAGGCGGTGCTCGGATCGGGAACCATATGGAGCGTGCAGGCGAAGACCGGCGACCTCTTCGCTATCCTTTCGGACGGTGGCATCGTCAAATTCTACGAGATCGACGCGGTGACGGACAATACGCACCTGACACTCAAGGACGAGTTCGCGGAGACGACAGCGGAGGCGGCGGAATATGCCATCGTAAGGAACTTCAATACGACTATGACCTCGGAGACGAACGCGCAGCTTGTATCTTTCCTCCGTGAATGGAAGCTCGCCCTGCAAAACAACCTCAAGGGCGACCAGGGCGACCCTGGAGCGGACGGGAACACGATATACAGCAACAACGGCGCTCCCGCTGCAGGGCTTGGTGTAGATGACGACTGGTGTATCGACTACAGCACGTGGAATATGTACCGCAAGGAATCCGGTACGTGGACGCTTCGAGGCAATATCAAGGGCGAAACGGGTGCGGCAGGAGCGGCAGGGGCAAAGTGGTATTCGTCCGCTTCTGACCCGTCTTCTGCTATCGGCATTACCGGAGACTACGCACTGAACACCGCAAGCGGCGACGTTTTCAAGCGCGGGGCCGGAGGATGGTCACTTGACGGCAACATCAAAGGTGCCACGGGGGCTACGGGCGCACAAGGCCCGCAGGGGGCAACGGGTGAGACTGGCGCAACGGGAACGGCGGGTAGCCGTTGGCATGTGGTAAGCGGTATTCCTTCAACCTCTCTTGGCGCGGAAACGGATATGGCGTTGGACACTGTGACGTCTAACGTCTATCGCAAGGAATCAGGCGCATGGGTTCAGAAGGGAAATATCAAGGGTGCGACGGGTGACACAGGAGCGCAGGGAATTCCGGGCGTAGAGTGGAAGGGCGAGTGGAATTCCGCCACAGAGTACGTGGCGCGGGATGTGGTGTATTACAACGGGAATTCGTACCTTGCACTTCAAACCGGCACAAATCAAACCCCTCCGGCGACAAGTGACAGCTACTGGCAGATCGTGGCGCGCAAGGGCACTGACGGTGAAGGTGCGGGCGACATGACCAAGGAGGACTACGACAGCGACGCCGACGGAAAGGTAAACGCCGCCGTAACTGCGGATACAGCTACCTACGCGACGAATGCTGGCAATGCTACGACTGCGGATAGCGCGGATGCGGTTGCGTGGGAGGATGTTTCGAGCAAGCCCACAGACTTCACTCCCTCCGCGCACGCCCTCGACGCGCACACGGCGGTGACGCTTGCGGAACTGAACGCGATTATCAGCGACGCGACGATACCGAGCGATGCAGCCGCCACGACGAGCGCGGCTGGGCTGATTCTTGTTCCGACGAATCTCTATTCACGGTCGGAGCCGTTCGCCCGAGCCTCGGCGAACACGTTGAGCACTCCGGCGGTCAATGTCGAGGTAAACGGTTTTCTTCTCTCCTTCGCTGCCGGGACAATCGGACTGAACACGGCGGGAAACTGGGATAACAGCGATTATGCGACTCCGGCGAATCGTTCCGGCAAGGACTTCTATGTGTACGCGACCGCGGACGGGTTGATTTTATCCGCGAACGCGACATACCCGACGGGCTACACCGCTGCGAACAGCCGCAAGATCGGCGGCTTCCACTGCCTCTGCGTGGCGGTTGGCACCATCTCCGGGCATCCTCTCTCGGGCTTTCTTGCTGGCGACATCCTCCCCGCCTCTGTATGGGACTTGCAGCACAGGCCGCAGTGCTCACCCGAGGGCATGGTGTGGAGCGAAGCCGCCGGTATCTGGGTGGACATCTACCTCCAGAGCGGCACTGGTACGAGCACGAAGTCCGCGAACGGCGGCACCATCACGGATACTCGCAACTGGATGGA